TAATATTGGTCATCACTCATTTTAAATTTCCTATGTTGTATAATCTATTACATAACCTATTTCATTGGTATACTTTATAAAATTTAGTTTATCTTTTCTCTTAGTTATAACTTCACCGATTGCTTCATAGTCACAAGAAGGACAATACTTGTTATCTTTCACAGTACATCCTAATGTAAGCATCTTCATTATTCATACTCCTCGACCAGATCTTCTATATCCTTTTTATTGAATCCAAGCTTACACATTCTATAAAGAAAGTTATCATAATCAATAGCATCATACTCATACTTGTTAATAGCATTCATAACAAGTCTATCCCAAAGTACTCTGCCATCAATCACCATCTCTAGGAACATTCCTTTTCACCAGTGTTAGGATCAAAGAAGCAAGCAGTTCCTTCATTACTCTTATTAAGAATACCATATCTCTTACCATTTAACCTAAAGGTAGTCACTCCTTTTAATTTACCCTTCCATCCACGTAGATAAACATTTTTAAATTCATCAAACTTAACACCATCTCCTACGTTTATCGTCTTGGATACAGCACTATCGATATAGGGTTGGACAGCTATCTGCATATTAATATGATCATCAATGGTTAGATCTTCTGTAACCTCTGATGATTTATCATAGTACTTATAAACATAATCTTGCAGCTTAACTATAATTGGTCCTTCTTCCGTAATAAGAGTACGATCTATTTCATGAGAGAATACAGGTTCGATACCACTACTAATATTATCTGCCGTAAAACTTATGGTTCCTGTAGGAGCTATGCTAGTCAGGTGACTGTTACGCATACCTTGCTTTGATATCTTATCAGTTAGATCTGAAGGAAGTTTCTTAGCAAATCCACTCTCTAAATATCTATCCTTATCATACAGGGGAAACGATCCTTTTTCAACTGCTAAATCTGAACTGGCTTCGATAGCAGAATAACACAAAGTCCTTACAATTTTACGACTGAACTTTATAGCGTCAGCAGAATTATAACTAAGACCAATAAGAGTGAGACAGTTGGCTAACCCTGTGATCCCCAGCCCCATCCGCCGTTTGTTATGAGCTTCAACCTTTTGTTCTTTTAGAGGATAGTTAGTTCTATCCACTACATTATCCATAGCTCTGACAACGTGAGGGATATCTTCTTTAAATCTTTCCAGATGGAAAAATCCATTACCAGGACCGGGGTGAAAGGTAATATATTTAACAAGATTAAAACTACCAAGTAAGCAAGCACCAAAAGGAGGGAGGGGCTGCTCACCACAGGGATTGGTAGCTTCTATCGTTTCACAATACCAAAGAGGATTGTCTGCGTTGATACGATCTATAAAAAGAACTCCCGGTTCTGCCCAATCCCAATTAGCTCTCATGATTTCATCCCAAAGGGAAACAGCATCGATCTCTTTATAAACCTTATCATTAAATCTTAAAAGGAATTCTTTTTCTTTTACAACGCATTCCATAAATTCATCAGTTACTCCGATAGAGATGTTGAAGTTGGTTAACTGATCATCGTTTTGTTTGGCTCGTATAAACTCCTCAATATCAGGATGGTCTACACGCAACACTCCCATCATTGCTCCTCGTCTGTGTCCCGCTGAAACAATTGTCCTACATACTGCATCATAGATATGCATAAAAGAAACGGGGCCACTAGAAGAACTATCAAGACTGACGATACGATCACCACGAGGCCGTATAAGGCTAAAGTCATAACCAATACCCCCGCCTCTACGCATGGTTTCGGCTGCTTGTGTAGCTCGTTCCATAATAGATTCCATACTGTCTTCAATCGTTCCAGATACAAAACAATTATACGCTGTAACATTTCTTGGACTCCCCATTGCTGATTGAACTCTACCGGCTGGCATAAATCTTTGATTTAGAAAAATATCTTTTATACATTCTCTATGATCATCATCATCACACATAGCCGCAGCATTTCTTTTAGCGGCTGATTCAAAACTTTCATTAGGTAAACGATACTTAGTAGCGTGAAGGTCATCACACGCTGGAATTTGAGGACCATACATTTTATTATTTATCTCCTATCGTATAGATGTTGAATTGATTAAAACATTAATACGTTTACGTTTAAATTTAATTTCTTTTTTAAAGATCTTTTTTACAAATCCTCTTGTCTGTTCTGGATTAATTTCAGCTAACAAACATATGTCTTCAAAATCTCTAGCAACTGTTCCGTGCTTTTGAGTAAACCACCTTATCGATTCTGCTCTGTGTGTTTTAACTTCATCGGAATCATAATAATTTTTTTTCTTTGTTGCGTCAAGTAAAGCTTGATACACCACAGCTAAAAACAATAACCGTTCAGGACTTTTAGGTGGTTCTGTCTTTCCACTCTCTGTTTGAGTTG